TGCGGCAGGTGATATAGAATCTGGTGAAGTATTTAGATGGCCGGAAAACCATGAAAAAGCAGGACAACCTCTTTTCCAAAGAAAGTTTATTCCTGCTAGATTAACGGATAACCCTTACTTGATGCTAGATGGTCAGTATGAAGCTATGCTTCGTTCATTACCAGACGTAGAAAGAAAAAGGCTGTTAGATGGTGATTGGGAAGTTGCAGAAGGTGCGGCTTTTCCAGAGTTCTCTAGACATTTACATGTTATGGAACCAGTAGAAGTTCCTGCGGGATGGCAAAGATTTAGAGCGGCTGACTATGGTTATGCTTCTCCATCTTGTGTATTATGGGGTACAGTAGATTTTGATGGTAATATTTATATTTATCGTGAATTGTACTCGGCAGGATATACAGGTGAAGCTTTAGCTAGAATGATATTAGAAATGGAAAGAAACGACCCTCCAATGTCTTTATCTATCTTAGATACAAGTTGTTGGAATAAAGTTGGTTTAGGCCCTAGTATAGCAGAAACAATGATACGCAATGGTGTTCGTTGGTTACCTGCTGATAGAGATAGAATTTCTGGTAAAGTAGAGGTTCATCGAAGATTACAGATAGACCCTAGAACAGCAGAACCTAAATTAAAAATATTTAATACTTGTACAAATTTAATAAGAACACTATCAAGTATACCTACATCAAAAATAAACCCAGAGGATGTAGATACAAAAGCAGACGACCATGCGTACGATGCATTACGATATATGATTATGACTAGGCAATCTAATCAGCCCACACTAAATACAACACTAAACAGAATAAAGGATAGAGTTGCTTACACGCCTAGTGATGCAACATTTGGTTATTAAATATGGATGAAATAAAATTTGGTGAGTTACAAAATAGAGCATTTAAATTAACAGTAGATACGTTTAATAAACCTACGTTAAGAAGAAGCTTAACAAGTAAAGCGGCAATAAAACATCTTAATACATATGATACACAAATTAAATCATTACTAAACAATGATGCTTTATCACAGAAACAATATTACCAGTTACAAAATGATGTAGCAAATATTAAATCACAGTATACAACAAAAGTAACAACACAAAATAGAATTGTAAAAAACGAAAAAGCAAAAGAATTTAAGAGACAAGTAAAAGCAGAAATTAAAAATAACGAAGCTTTAAAACAACAACAAGTAAAATCACAAGTACAAACAACATCAAAGATAAATGCTAATGTATCTGATGTATCAAAAAATACTTTAGCAGGTTTAATTAGAACTGCTGAAAAAGTTGCAGGTGTTGCACCAACTACTATAATGGAGGCGTCAACATCAAAAGCAGTATCTACTATACCTAGGCGTGATGATAAAATTAATTTTAATTTAAAAGGTTTTGCGTTAATTCAAGATATTGCACAAAATAGTTTACATCACGGGTATTTAGATTCTGATATTGATAAGGCTGTACAACAAAAAAAAATAAGTGTTTCAGAAGCAAAAAATATAAAATCTTTTTTTAATTTAACTTACATTGCAGATAAAGTAAAACAAGCAAGAGGCAATGATATAGAAAAAACTAAAAGAGTTTTTAGTCAACCTTACCAAAATGTATTAAATAATTTTTTATCTGAAAAATATAATACTGTATTTACTAAAATGCCTAAAGATGTAACCCCAAAAGAAGGTTCATCTAAATCTAAAACAAGTTTTACTGATAAGTTTACTAAAAAATTAAGAACTGGAGCAAGCATGGGCGTTGTTCCCGGTGGCGGCGGTGGTAAATCACCTATGCAAGAAGCTTTAGGAATGTATGACCCTTTTAATAAACCCGGGCCTTATATGAATAAAGGTGGTCGAGTACCATCAAAAAGAAAACCTTATGCTATGGGAGGTAAAGTCTATGGCAACTCGGTACGAAAACCAAAATTTAAATAATAGGAGGCACTATGCCAGATAACAACTATAACTATGATTCAAGCTACATAATGAGTTCAGATAAAATAAAAGCTGACAGAGCAGACGCTCCATTAACTAGAATGAAGCCAGATTTTACTACAGAAATAAAAGAAGATAGTAAATTAATTGAAGCTTCATCACCGGCTAAATCTGCACCATTAGATAGTTCAGTTCTAAACGCAGATAAACAAAAAGCATACTAGAAATAAATATATACAATGGCACAAGAAGACGTAAATCAAAAAACTGATGCTACGTCTACTGTAGCATCTGATGAAGTACCTTCATTAGTAGGATATATTGAATCAAAATATAATGATTCAAAAGCTTCTAGACAAACACATGAATCACGATGGCTTAGAGCTTATAAGAATTATCGTGGTGTATATGATAGTGGAACACAATTTAGAGATAGCGAAAAAAGTAGAGTTTTTATAAAAATAACAAAAACAAAAACTTTAGCCGCTTATGGACAAATTGTTGATGTTTTATTTGCTAATAAAGATTTTCCTATAACAGTAGAATCAACACCTGTACCAGAAGGTATTGCTAATTTAATGCATACCCCTGCACCGGGAGAAGAACAACTTAAATCGCCTTATGGATTTGAAGGTGACGATAGTGAGTTATTACCCGGAATGACAGAAGCTACACCTAAAAATAGACTAGGTGGTTTAGCGTCTGAGTACGAAGGAATGACTTTACTAGAAGGAAAAAGTAGACACGGTGGCCCACAAATAAGTCCTGCAAAAGAAACAGCAAGACGTATGGAAAAATTAATGCATGACCAATTATTGCAAAATAATGGTGTTAATGTATTACGTCATTCTATATTTGAATCTGTTTTATTAGGAACAGGAATTATAAAAGGCCCTTTAGGATACAATAAAACAATTCACAAATGGTCTAATACAGAAGAAGGTGAAAAAGTGTATGAACCTTATGATAAACTTGTACCAAAAATAGAAGGTGTCTCATGTTGGGATTTTTTTCCAGACCCTGCGGCAACTTCATTAGATGATTGTGATTATGTAATTGAACGACATAAATTTACTCGTTCTCAATTGCGTGATTTAGTTAATATGCCACATTTTGATTCTGAAGCAATATCAGAATGTTTAGAAATGGGTGGTAATTATACCACAGAATATTATGAAGATATTATTCAAACTTATGATAAACAAAATTATGGTGAAGGCACAACTCAAGATAGATATGAAGTATTAGAATACTGGGGAACAATTGATTTATATACAGCTTCACTAATTGGTTTAGACTTACCAGAAAAAACAGATTCTTTAGAAGAGATACAAGTAAATGCTTGGATATGTAATGGTAAAATTTTACGAACTGTATTAAATCCATTTACACCTGCACGTTTACCTTATCAATCTTTTCCATACGAAATAAATCCTTATCAATTATTTGGTATTGGCATACCAGAGAATATGGAAGATGCACAACTTCTTATGAATGGTCATGTTAGAATGGCTATTGATAATTTAGCTTTAGCAGGTAACTTAGTTTTTGATGTTGATGAAGCATCATTAGTACCCGGTCAAAATATGGATATATTTCCGGGCAAAATATTTAGAAGACAATCGGGTGTTACAGGAACAGCTATTAATGGTTTAAAATTTCCTAATACAGCACCAGAAAATTTACAGATGTATATGCAAGCAAGACAACTTGCAGATGAAGAAACAGGTATACCATCTATTATGCATGGACAAACAGGTGTATCGGGAACTGGGCGTACAGCCGCAGGACTATCTATGTTAATGGGTGGAGCTAATTTATCTATTAAAACAGTAATGAAAAATATAGATGATTTTTTACTTAAACCATTAGGTGAAGCATTATTTCAATGGAATATGCAGTTTGATATGGATAACCCAGACGTTGTTGGTGATTTAGAAATAAAACCAAAAGGTGTTTCAAGTATCATGCAAAAAGAAGTTAGAACTCAAAGACTAACTACTTTATTACAAACAGTAGCTAATCCAATGTTAGCACCGTTTATAAAAATACCAAATTTAATTAGGGAGCTAGCAATAGCACAAGATATTGACCCAGATAGTCTGGTAAATGATATGGATGATGCACAAATATTTGCAGAAATGCTGAGAGGTTTAAATGTTGGACAAGAAAATAGCACAGAAAATGGCCAAGGTGGTCAACAACCCGGAAGTATGGGAAGCCCTACAGGCGTACCTACAGGAGCAAATCCGAATGACCCACAGGGCACTGGTGGCGGCAACATCGGAGTTGGAAATGTTCCGCAATCAGGGGAAAGTAATTTCACTGGAAATGATGGGGCGTCTTAGAGAAGACGTAAACAATACATTAAAGAATAAATAAAGGGAGATATGGCAACAGAAGATTTAAGTAAAACAGGATTTGTAACTCTTGGAATAAAAGACCCTCTACCAGATGCGTCAGACCAAGAAATGACAGATAACCCTATGGGTTTTATTCCTGCGGAACGTGCTTCGACTAGCGTAGTTGCGGGTCAAACTGACGTTAATCCTTTATCTGTTGATTTACCAGATGCAGAATTAATGAAAGCTGTATCAAATTACAGTGGTATTGATTTTAATAGTTCTTTACAAGAAACGCCTTTAATTGGTAGTAGTAGCTATACAACTAACCCAAGTTACAAAACAGATGCAACAACAGGTGAAATTATACCAGATGGAAATTTTTCTAATGATGTAGAATTATATCAAAGTATAACTGACGCAATTGACCAAACAGGAAAAACTGAATCATATAAAGCATCAACTAGAGAACCTTATGCTGAGTATAGAAATAGACTAAAAATACAAGGGCCGGGAGATGCGGATTATTTTATGGATTCGGTAATGGCAGGTCAAGAACCTTATGACCCTTATAATTTTTCGTCTACACAAGATTTTGTTGCAGGATTTGGAGAAGAACAAGTAGTAGGAAATACAAAAGAATATAGAAAAAGAATACCTACAACTCCTCCATTAAATATGATGGGTGCAATGTATATGGTGGGTAAATCACTAAAAGAAGATGCTTTTATAAAAGGTGTTAAAAATAATCCAGATAAATATATGGGTAATTCAAAATATGTAAAAGATACAGAAAGTTGGTTTGCTAAACAAGCACAAAAACAGTTTGGTGCTATATTTCAAGAAAATCCTACATCAGCTATTATGGTAGCAGAAGCAAATAAAGCTTTATATGATTACTTACAAAGTACACAAGAAGGAAGACAAAAAGCTAGGGATATGGGTTTAAATGTTGAAGCTATAAATGAACAAACAGCAAAAGCAAGTGCATTTAAATTACAAGCAGAAAAAAATGCAATGAGTTATTCTGAATATCAAGGGAAATACTCTGGTTCAGCAGAAGGTGTAGCCGCTAAAAACCAAGCATATGATAATATGTCTCAAGATGATTTAAATAATAATAGCCCTGCCGGTACTGGTCAATTTAGTGGAATGGCTGTAGGAGGAGAAGGTGTATATGTAGATGTATCCGATGGTATAGCTCCCGGAACAGCATTTAAAAGCGGTACAATATTTGTTAAATGGAAAAAACAAGAAAGAGAAAAAAGAGCTAAAGAAGAAGCACAAAAATCTAGAGAAGAAGCAAAAACAGCTAGAGAACAAGAAAAAGCTCAACAAGAACAGCAACAAAATGTAAGTGATAATCCTTACAATCAACAGGATTTTTCTCAAAGAGATAGTAGTCAAGATAGCGGCGGTAGTTATGGTGGAGGAGAAGATAGAAGAGATAGTGGTTCTAGTGGCTCTGGTTCTAGTGGCTCTGGTGGTGGTGCTAGTTATTCTAGTGGCCCTAATTTAAGTAATAGAAGACTAGGAGGTAGAGTTACACTTCAAACAGGTGGCCCAGTTGGAAATCCTATGGGTCAACAACAAGGTTTTGTGCAAGACGCAGGAAATTTAGAAATGGTTAATGAACCTAATAAAGATATGTCTGGAATTGCAGATGATGTGCCTAGAGAATTAGATGAAGGTGATTTTGTTATTAACGCACCGGCTATGGAAATGGCAGGAAGAGGTGACGTAGAAAAAATGATAAAAAATGCTGTAACAGAATTACAACGTAAAGGTGTTAAACTTGATTTTGGTCAAGAGGCAGAAGATGTAGATTCTACAGTTGAAGCTTTAGTTAGTAATAAGGAAATGATTATTCCTAAAATAATAGCTGAACAAATTGGTTATGACAGATTAGAAAAAATAAATAATAGAGGAAAGAAAAGAGTTGAAGAAATGGAACAAGAACAACAACA